GGCTGAACTTAAAAAGCAATTTCCCCATTTAACACCAGACGAACTAGAACAAATAGAAAAATATCCAGGAAACTCTAACTATAGAAACGATTGGAATGGTAGATTTTTTGATGACAAAATTCAGTTGTTACATTTTGAATATAAAACATTTACAAACCAAGTATTTAAAATTAAAGAAACTCCTAGTGGATTAGAAAAAGCATTAGAAAAAACAGATGCGTTTAATCCACCGGAAGAAGTTAACTTTAAGAAAGCTTTTAGATCAATAGAAGTATTATACAGTGGGGTTAAGATTTTAGGTTATCCTGAAGTGTTGAAATGGGAGATGGCTGAAAATATGACTAGGCCAAATGCTGACACTACAAGAGTAAATATGAATTACAATATCTGTGCGCCTAGAATGTATAAAGGTCGTATAGATTCATTAGTTAAAAGAATCACTGGTTTTGCAGATATGATTCAATTAACTCATTTAAAATTACAACAAGTACTATCTAGAATGGTACCAGATGGTGTATATTTAGATGTGGATGGATTAGCAGAGGTAGATCTAGGTAATGGAACTAATTACAATCCCCAAGAAGCTTTAAACATGTATTTCCAAACTGGTAGTGTTGTTGGTAGATCAATGACCCAAGATGGAGATCAAAACTTAGGTAAAGTCCCTATTCAAGAATTACAAAGTGGTGGTGGGAATGCTAAAATAGCTTCTTTAATACAAGCGTATAACTATTATCTTCAAATGATAAGAGATGTAACCGGTTTGAATGAAGCGAGAGATGCGAGTAATCCAGATAAGAATTCTTTAGTAGGATTGCAGAAAATTGCAGCAGCTAATTCTAACACAGCTACTAGGCATATACTACAAGCTAGTTTATATTTAACTCTTAGGAATTGCGAAAACATATCTTTAAGAGTTAATGATGCTTTAATGTATCCTCTTACTAGAAGTGCTTTACAACAAAGTATATCTAAATTTAATGTTTCTACATTAGAAGAATTAGTTGATAAAAATATTTATGACTTTGGTATATTTCTAAGTCTTGAACCAGACGATGAAGAAAAAGCTAAACTTGAAGAAAATATCCAAATAGCTTTAAAGAGTGGTGGTATAGACTTAGAAGACGCTATAGATATTAGAGAAGTAAAAAACTTAACTTTAGCTAATCAATTGCTAAAACAAAGAAGACAACAAAAACAAGATAGAGAAGAAGCTTTTAAAATGCAACAAATTCAAGCGCAAGCTCAAGCACAAGCTGAGACAGCAGAAAAAGTAGCATTAGCAGAAACACAAAAACAACAAATATTAACAGAACAAAAAGTCCAATTTGAGCAAGCTAAAACTCAAATGGATATTGAAAGATATCAACAAGAAGCTCAAATAAAAGCTATGTTGATGGAAAAACAATTTGGGTTTGATCTACAGCTAGAAAGAGCAAAAGAAGATGTTATTGAAGCTAGAGTTAACAATACTGAAAATAGAAAAGACGAACGTGTACGTATAGAAGGTACTCAAAGAAGTCAACTTATAAATCAAAAAGAAAATGATCTTTTGCCAACTAGTTTTGAGAAAAACCCAATGGTAGAAAAAACTAAGGAAGCAGAAGAGAATCAAGAAGGTTATTATGGCATGGACCCTTTTAGCCCTATTTAATTATTAATTATTATATTATATTATGTCAGAAGAAATAAAAGAAGCTTCAGACGGCGTCTTAGAACAAGGCGAGTTTAAAGCGAAAAAGAAGAAACCTGGTCGTCCTAAAAAATTAACAAAAAAGGACAGTGTGGCTAAGGTAGATTTAACACCTAAAGAAGAACCTAAAAAAGAAGAAGATGCCAATACAGAGTCAAGCACAGTGGGTGTATCTAATGAAGAATCTACCAAAAGTATTCAAGAAGTTGAAATACCCGAATCAGAAGTTCAGCAAACTAAAGAAAAGGTCACAAAAGAAGAAGTAGAAAATCCAATACAAGAATTAACTTCCGAAGAAGTAAAATCTACTGAAAAAGTAGTGGAACAGGTTAAAGAAGAAATTAAAGAAAACCCTCAATTAGAATTACCAGAAAATGTTGAAAAACTAGTGGATTTTATGAAAGAAACTGGTGGAACAGTGGAAGATTATGTAAGATTAAACGCTGATTATTCAAACATTGACGAAGACGTCTTATTAAGGGAATATTACAACAAGACTAAACCGCATTTAGATAGAGAAGAAATTGATTTTGTTTTAGAAGACAAATTCTCTTACGATCCTGACGAAGCGGAAGAGCGAGAAATAAAAAAGAAAAAACTCGCTTATAAAGAAGAAATTGCAAAAGCCAGAAACTTTTTAGAGGAAACGAAAAAGAAGTATTACGACGAGATCAAGTTGAGACCGGGCGTTACTCAAGACCAACAAAAAGCAACGGATTTTTTCAATAGATATAACAAAGAACAAGAAGTAGCTAAGCAACAGCACGAAGTGTTCAAAACTCGAACTAATGAGTTTTTCAATGATGATTTCAAAGGTTTTGATTTTAAATTAGGGGAAAAGAAATTTAGATATGGAGTTAAAGACGCTAATGAAGTTGCTCACGCACAGTCTGACTTAACAACATTTTTTAAGAAGTTCTTAAATGAAGATGGAAGTGTTAAAGATCAAGGTGCCTATCACAAAGCTATATATGCTGCTAGAAATGCTGATACTATAGCAAGTCATTTTTATGAGCAAGGCAAAGCCGATGCAATTAAAGATGTAACTGCTAAATCCAAGAATATATCTAAAGACGTTAGAAATGAAACGCCTGGTGATGTATTTATTAATGGTATGAAAGTAAAAGCAATTTCAGGAGTAAATAGTTCTAAGTTAAAAGTTAAATACAAAAATAAATAAAAACTAAAATTTAGAAAATATGGGTTTATCTGGAGGAGCTTTCCCAGCTTCAATTGTTCCAATGCCACAAAAAGTTACGCAACCGACAAATTATCTTAATTTTCACGATGCGGGATGGGATCAATGGAACCAACAATATCTACCTGAGCTTTATGAGCAAGAGGTGGAAAGATACGGAAACAGAACATTATCTGCTTTCTTGAGAATGGTCGGTGCAGAAATGCCAATGACCTCAGATCAAGTAATCTGGTCTGAACAAAATAGATTACACATTGCGTATGACGGTGTCGAAAGAGCAGCTAATGTATTAACTGTTACAGGTAATAATGCCATGAGATTAAACCAAACTGTTGTTATTGCAGATGGCTTTTCTACTGTAAAAGGTATTATCGTTGCTGTTTCAGGACTTACTGTTGATGTTGAACCTTATGAGCACGCTAGTTTAACCGCTTCTGGAATCGGAACAACAGCTCTTAAGATGTTTGTTTACGGTTCTGAATTCGCAAAAGGAGTAAGTGGAATGGTTGGTTCAATTGACCCACAATTAACTACTTATTCTAACAATCCAATTATCATAAAAGATAGATTTGAAGTATCAGGTTCTGATGCTGCTCAAATCGGTTGGGTTGAAGTTGCTACTGAAGACGGAACGTCTGGATACCTTTGGTATTTAAAGGCGGAATCTGAAACTAGATTGAGATTTGAAGATTATCTTGAAATGTCTATGGTTGAAGGTGTTAAAACTGATGCAGGTTCTGGTGCAGAGCAAGCTAACTATACAGGTACATTCCCTGATTCACAGTTTACTGGTACAGCTGGTGCAGGTGTTTATCCAATTGGTACTGAAGGTTTATTTGAAGCTATTGAAACAAGAGGAAATATCTGGTCTAATTTTGCTGGTGCTGCTGCTCCTGGAGCTGGTGCATTAGGAGATTTTGACGAGATCCTTAAGCAATTAGATAAGCAAGGTGCTATTGAAGAAAACATGTTATTCTTAAATAGAGCTACTGCTCTTGACTTTGATGACATGATAGCTGCTCAAGCTGGTGGAGGTTATGCTTCTACTGCTTCTGCTTCTTACGGTCTTTTTGACAACGAAGCTGAAATGGCACTTAACTTTGGTTTCTCTGGTTTTAGAAGAGGTTCTTATGACTTCTACAAAACTGACTGGAAATACTTAAACGATGCTACTACTAGAGGTTTAACTAAAGACATCGATGGTGTTTTAGTTCCAGCTGGTACAACCACTGTTTATGACCAAATGTTAGGATCTAATATCAGACGTCCTTTCTTACACGTAAGATACAGAGCTTCTGAATCAGACGATAGAAGATATAAAAACTGGATTACTGGTTCAGTTGGAGGAGCTTATACTTCTGATTTAGATGCCATGGAAGTACATTTCTTATCTGAAAGATGTTTAGTAACTCAAGCTGCGAACAATTTTGTATTGTTTAAGTCTACTGTATAATTATTAACATTTTAAAAGATAGAAATTATGAGCAAGTTCATACAATTTATAAGAAATCAAGCTAATTCAGCTGATAAATTACAACTACCAACTGATGGAATTATATCTATCAGTGCGGCAGATAATGTTAGTTGTCTTATATTATACACACCAATTTTAAAAGCAGATGCAGATGATGCTGCTTCTGTGCCGTTGTGTTTACAATATGATTTAACAGTAGCTGCTATAGGTGGCGCAACTTTAACAAGAGCAAGTATCTGTACAGCTGTAACTAATGCTGTTATTGCTGCTGGTGAAGGTCGCAACTCTTTTGTTGCTGACATGGAAGTAACTGGTGCTGCAATAGGGTACGCTGCATTCTTGTAGAAATACCAATAATACGATCCCGCTTCGGCGGGGTCTTTTTTAATTATTATATTATATTATATTATATTATATTATGGAAACAAAAGAAAAGAAAGCTCCTGCTCCCAAGCAAGAGGTTAAAAAAGATACTTGGGAATATAAAGATAGAAATTATTATTTAGTAGGAGGTAAAGAACCTCTTACTTATAAAATGCCTTCAAGACATACTAGGCGTCATCCATTGTTTTGGTTTGATGAATCAGTAGGTTATAATAGAGAGTTGAGATATGCTACCAACCAAAAGTCTGTATTTGTAGATGAACAGGAAGGACCAGTTACTTTAGCTCATATTATTTTTGAAGACGGTACGTTGTATGTTGCTAAAGAAAACGTACAATTACAAAAAATGTTATCTTTATATCATCCAGCAAAAAACAAGTTATATAGAGAACATGATAAAGTAGAAGTAGCTATAGATCATTTATCTTTCTTAGAACAAGAATTAGAAGCAATGAGTCTTGCTAGTCAAGTAGAATTAGACCATGCTGAGGCTATTTTAAGAGTAGAACAAGGGTCTAGTGTTACAGAGATGAGTTCTAAGGAGATTAAAAGAGATTTGTTAATCTTCGCTAAGAAAAATCCTAAGACTTTCATGGCACTACTTAATGATGAAAATGTTATCTTACGTAACTTTGCTATAAAAGCTAAAGAAACTGGAATAATAAAATTATCTCAAGACCAAAGAACGTTTAAATGGGGTAGTAACGATAAAAAGTTAATGACTGTACCATTTGATGAAAATCCTTATTCGGCTATGGCCGCTTGGTTTCAAACCGATGAAGGACTTGAAGTTTTTAAATCTATAGAGAAAAAACTTAAATAACAAGTGATTATAGAAAGGGTGGCTTACCGCCACCTTTTTTTTTTAAAATATTCAAAATGGCAATAAACGTAGATGAAGTTTATAAAACAGTGTTATCCATCTTAAATAAAGAACAAAGAGGGTATATAACACCAGATGAGTTTAATAAAATTGGAACTCAA